GCATATGTTCAATCTAAGGTTCGAAGCGAATCCACAAGCACAGCAAGTTGTAATAGAGCCTGCCGACCCATATCTTTACAGGCAAGACAATGCTCCAACTACAATACCATTAGAGTTGAGAGATGGCTTTTACGCTGTGCCGACAGTAGATTCAACACAAGGACTGGATTTGGAGATTGGTGCGGAGTTGTTTAATTTGACCGATGTACCAAAAACAACATTATTTGAATACATAACCGATGGTGAAACGGAAGCTGAAAGGGAACTTAACGAACCGATTAAGATATTTGGTTCACAATATGTACTTCCACAGAACAGATTCAACGAAGTCATTGAGCAGAGGGAAAATCCGTTCTTTGCGAAGACGATACATACCAATGATTCAAGCATACAGGGTACAACAGCGTTAGGTTCTTTGCAGATACCTTTGATTTACCCACAGGATTATCAGTTGGATCCGACAGCAACGGAAATGAATCCTGACATTCAGCCAAGGATATTGTATTTTGTAGGATTCCGAGGATTACCAAGCGATTCAAACGTGAAATATGACTTTACAGGTGGTGTTGAGCTTGCGCCTCCGTTAAGTTTTATGGTAAATTATAACAATCCATTAGATTTTAGCCTTAGTTTTGCGAATGAATATTACTTAGAACAGAAAGCAATAGGCTTGTTCGAAGCATTTTGGATGCAGGAGTATGCGAGGAAGCGCATCGGGAAGAGATTAGAGGCATATTACTTTTGGGATTTGTTAAGCATCAATGCTTTGTCCTTCAGAAACAAGATGCTGATTGATGGATTGGAGTGGGTACTGCAAAAGATTGATGGGTACAGCGCACAATCTGATAGCAGCACCAAGACTTGGTTGATATTGGAACAAGGCCCGACAGATGATGATGTAACAGCGACAACATTTAGTAACATTATAGGAATCATAAACCCATTAGGAGCATAATGAAAAACTTTCAGCAGATACTTAAAGACCGAGGTTATTACACAGGCACTATCGATGGCATTGTCGGGCCGCTTACATTGGCAGCATCAAAGCAATGGATTGATGCCGAGATGAACATCAGGGGATGGGTGAAGCCTGTAACTGATTTTGTTTGGATTAGAACAGACCAGAGTTATGACAACAAGTTTGCGGACTATGTTGTAAGATTCAACAACAGGATAGCTGATATGGTAATGCCGTGCAGCACAACACCGGGTGATTTTTACATATTCAATCCGTTGACCGTTGGTGGCATAACAGGTGCGGCAGTTGCCTGTGAGCAGCAAGTTATCGGAAGTCATAAGTTTGTCACATCGGGAACCTGGTCTTCACTTTGGTTGGGTGCGCCATACTTTTATCAGGCAGGTGCGATTGAGATTTACCGTGATGGCAACAAGGACAGAAAGCTCGACAAGGCAATAAAGACTAAAGGTTACTACGGTATCAATTTTCACCGTGGCGGTATTGGCAGCTTTGTCGATAACTGGTCGGCTGGCTGTATGGTAGTTCCCGATGCAAGATGGTTTGAGGCTATCAAAATATTCCAAGCGAACCAACTTATTAACTTTACACTAATAGAACTATAATGGCAAAAACAATAGCGTTATCAATTGAGATTGATGGCTTGTCGGACTTAACAAGACAAGTTGTAGGTCTTGAGCAGCAACTTGAAAAACTCAATGCAGAACTTAAAGAAACTGAGAAGGGCAGCGATGAATACATAAAGCTCCGAAATCAGATTGCTGCAACGAATGAGCAAATCATAAAGGCAAGGAAAGAGCAGAAAGATTTCATTAAGTCTGCCGAAGGAACAAAAGCAGCTGAGGGTAGTTATTACCAATTGAATCAGCAGCTTGTTGACCTAAGAAAGCAATACAAAAACTTATCTGCTGCGGAAAGAAATGCTGCCAAAGGTCAGGAACTTAAAACTAAGATTCAGCAGCTCGATACTGAGCTTAAAAAGATTGACGAAAGTACAGGTCAGTTTCAACGCAATGTCGGTAACTACCCTAAGACTTTTGCAATAATAAACCGTTCGCTTACAAGAACGATACCAGGCTTTGAGGCATTCTCCGAGCAGTTAAAAGATGGACAAGGAAATATCAATGGATTTGGTAAGGCTTTAGTTGGTGGCTTTGTTGCATTCCAAGGTGCAAAGTTGATCGGGCAGGCTATCCAAAAGCTTGACCAGTTTATATCCAAGATTGACGAAACGAAAAACACGGTTGCTGAGTTTTCGGGTGCTTATGGTGAAGACCTTAACAGCCTAACAGCATCTACAACTGCGCTGGCTGAAACTTTCAACACAGATGCAAAAACAATATCGGCAGCTGCTGAATCGCTCAGTAAAAGTTTAGGCATAAGCTTTGAGGATGCGCTTGGTAAATTGGAAGGAACACTTGTTGAAGGGCGTGGTAATGCAGACGAGTATCTTAAAGCTATCACAGAATATCCACAGGCATTCAAAAGTGCGAGCAATGAGATAAGCGACTTTTCAGAAAAAAACAAAGCTGCTGTCAATACCAATAAGGAGCTTGCATTGTCACAGATTGAAATTGCGCAAAGGATTGAGAAGCAAACAGGCGGTGTAAAGAACTTTGGTAAGCAGCTTGAAACAGGATTTTTCCAAGTCATTGCTGAAATAATAGATTTATTCAAGCCGTTGGCAGATGCGTTTGGCAATTTATCAGATTCATTTAGTAAGGTATTTGGTTTTTTAAAACTTGGGAATGTTCAGTTTAATCTACTTGGGGTAGCTGTCAAATTTTTATTAGGGCCGCTTACAGTAATAGCGACTGTCTTCCCGATTTTGATAAATGCTCTGTCAAGTTGGTACGACATAGTAGGCAACATAATTAAGCAAAGTCCTTTTTTGCAGGGTGTATTTTCAAGTATAGGAACTGCAATCACTAATGTAATTAATGCTTTCAGTAATTTACCTGCTGTATTTTCGGGGGTTGTATCTGCATTGCAGCAAGTCGGTGTAAGCTTTGTCAATACATTCCAATCTTTATTCTTAGAGGCACAGATATTTGCTGAGCGAGTTAAAGGTGTTTTCGGTGCCAATGTAAAAAGTGCCATTGAGGATTTGAGAAAGCAGCAGTCGGAAATTGGTAAGGCTGGTATGACCATAGCAGAAGCATTCTCCAAAGGTTACAACGATGCAAAGAAAGCAGGTGATGCTCAGCGAGTCGAACAAGATAAAAAGACTGGTGAGAAGAGTTTAAAGGTAGATGTTGAGCTATTAAAAAAGCAGCAAGAAGCAGCAAATCAAGCAGCTGAAAAACAGAAACAAGCACGTGAGAAATATGCTCAGGATGAAATAAAGAATGCACAAGAAAAATCTGCATTGCTTTTAGAATTGCAGACAAGGCTACAAGAAGAGATTGTCAAGAACATTAAAGACAGTCGTGAACGTGAGCTTGCAGAAGTTGAACTAAGTGCAGCGCAGGAAAAAGCAGCACTCAAAAAGCAATATGATGATGCAGTCTTAGCTGCTAAAAATCGTGAGGATGAACTTTTAAAAGCATTTGGCAAAGGTTCTGCTGAGCTTTTAAAGGCACAAGAAGATAACAAAAATCAATTGATTGAAGTTAAAAAATTACAGGCACAGATTGAAGCGCAGATTGAGCAGAACACAGCCAATAAGAAAGCGGAGATAAATGATACCTATCGCAAAGAAGAGATGCAGAAGGCAGAAGACAATCTGCAAAAAATGAAAGAACTGCGAGATAGGCAGATGTTTGATGAAATCAGCTTCATTGAAGAGTTTAACGATATGCGTGAACTTAAAAACGAAGAGACGCTGAATAAACTTTTGATAAATGAAACTAATGCCAAAAAACGTGAGGCATTGATACGTATTGCAGAAGAACAAAAGATACTTGCTGAGATTGAAAAAATAAAAAATCAGCAGCGAGCGGTTGACGATCAGGAAGCATTTTTGAAAGAGCAGGCTGCCAATGGTGTTGCCATTAAGCAAGAGGAGTTCGATGCAGTTGCCAAAGCAAGGCAGGAACTGAACACAAAACTTTCTGCTGCTGAGTTGGCATACAGGGATAAGGTTAAAAAGACTGGTGATGATATCAAAGATGAAAGGATTAAGCAGCTTGAAGAGATTGCCAGTTATGTTGAGCAAGGTCTTCAGTTTATTGACCAAATCTTATCCGTTATCAATGCCAGGGCAGAGAAGCAAGTTGAGGAGCAGTTGGAGCGCAGCAGTCAGAGGCAAGAGAAGCTGAATGAAGAACTTGAAAACGCCACAGGATTGCGCAGGCAGTTCCTTCAGCAGCAGTTGGACAATGAGATTGAGAACGAGAAGAAACTTGCAGCAGAGCAGGAAAGAATACAGCTACAAGCCGCAAAGAGGTCAAAGGCATTGGCAATAATTCAGTCCATCATCAACACAGCATTGGCAGTATCGACAGCATTCATCAAAGGTGGGCCAGTTGCTGCTTTATTGGCAGGCGTTGCAGGTGCTGCTCAAACAGCTATCATTGCAGCACAGCCATTAGCGGATGGTGGTGCAGTTACTCCTGTTGCACTTCCTGATAGTGGTGGCAAAGTTGTTGGTGTGCAGAACATACCACAGACAAGCAAAGGTGACAATGTATTGGTTGCTGCCCGGGTAGGTGAAACATTCCTGAATGCCAAACAGACAAAGATGCTAAGACCTGTGCTGAGTGCTGCAAGGATACCAGGCTTCGCAGATGGTGGTTTGCTCGGTGCGCCAAATGTCGGTGGCATAGGTAACAGCACACTAAGAGCGTTTAATGACCGTACTACTGCGATAAGTGGTCAGGTATTGGACAGCAAAGTATATTTGGTAACAGATGAGCTGCACAGAGATACAAGAGAAGGTGAGCGCATCAGAAAAAAAGTAACGCTACGATGAAAAACAATATAATTTTACTGCTCATTTTAGTTTTAATAGGTTTGATTGGGGTGCTGTCCTACTTGTTTTATGACAGCACTACCAATTTTCACAAACAATTGCTAAAAAATGAACGCAATTTTAGAGATTCGGTATTGCAAAGTGTTGTATCTTTGCAGAAAGATCGGGAAAAACTAACTGAAGAGATTGATAGCTTTGGAAAAATCCTATCCGATCAGACTGAGGATGTAAAGAAGCAGATTAAAAACATCAAAATAAATATCAATGTACCGCCTGCACCACCAATACCTTATCACAGCCTTAGCGATTCTGCTTTGGTTGCCAGGTTACTCTCAAATTAAGCCTCATCCTGATGGATTTTTTGTCACTCGTACCTTTATGGAGTTGACAGCTTCACGTTTTGACAGCCTAAAACATTACAAGGTAGTGCTGAAAGAAACTGAAACCATCTTGGACAGCTGCTATTCTACTTTGAACAAATATCAAAGACTGAATATGATGCAAGATAGGAGATTGCAGACAATGGAACTTGAAATATCAGGTTACAAACAGATAATTGAAAGCTTTAATCGGGATGCCATTGTTCATAAAGAGGTACAGAAAAAGCTTGTTAAAGAAACCCGAAGAAAAAAGACCTGGAAGCTGATTGGCATCGGTGCAGGTACAGGATTTTTGGCAGCACTAATCTTATTAGCAATATGAGAAACAAAGCTTACAACATTCCCGAAGAGCATAGGGAAGAACTTGTCCAGTTAAAGGATTGGATGTTGGAACTACCAAGAGGATTGCCCCAAGGTGATGACCGCACAAGGTATCTGTTTGAGATTTACAATGAATATCTCTTTACATCAAATATCTTTATGGAAGACAATTGCGCATCGTGCAGAGGCAAAGTATTCCGCAAAGTAATGGAAGCCATTGAAACCTATGAACAATTTGGAATGTATGGAGAATATTAAAAGCGAGTTTGCCCGAAGATTGGCAGAGCGCATAGAGCAGATGGATATCATCACTCCTGAAACGCTATCTGATATGCTCATTGAATCGGGTATTGTTACTGAGCGCAGAGTATTGCAGTACTGTGCTATCTGCGAGTTCTACGATAGCATAGGCAACAAAACAAAAACGCAGACAATAAAAGAACTGTCTGCGAAATACAATATCTCTGAGCGCATCCTGGTAGAGCTTACAGGGCGTGAGCGGAGGTTTTTAGTTTAAGTTTTTGAAGTGCCCGATCGTGAAGGTATCTCACTCCTTGCTGTGACATCTTCATTTCAATTGCCAGTTCCTGATTAGTTTTCGGGAATGGCATAAAATAAACTTGGTAAATGATATGCTGCTCCTTGAATGACAATTTTTCCATCAATGTCTTGATACGGTCTGCCATATCTTTGTTCTCATAGTAGTCCAAAAAGTTATCATCAGAAGCATATTGCTTTACGTAATCATCCGAATCTGAATCGTACTGGTCATCCATTGATTCTGTAAATGGACTATGAATAAAGTTTCGAAATACATTGTCGGTAATCTTGAGCTTGTCTTTGATTTCCTCTTCCGTATGGGTATCAATCAGTTCCATTATCTTCCGATTTGATATTATTTGTGGTTCTGATACCCTGATAAGGTTACGCTGATTTCTAAGGTATGCCATTATGCTTTGCTGAATATACCATACAGCATAAGAGATAAACTTGAAGCCTCTTGATGCATCGTATCTTTGTGATGCCTTAATCAGTCCAATCATTCCTTCCTGGATTAAGTCTTTCAAGTCACTTGCTTTGCTGCCGTATTGCTTTGCGACACTAACAACAAAAAGCATATTATGTTTGACAAGTTGTTCAGGTGTTGCTGTAATCTCCTGCTCAGGTGTGAGCTGTTTATATTTTTGTGCTTCAGTTAGAAAGCTTTGTATGTTGTGCTGCGTGAATGATTTTTCAATCTGTATTGGTCTCATCTGTCGTACTTGTCAAGGTCATAAGTTTCTATAATATTGATTAGTGCTGTGGCATAGTGAGGAGCGGTTGCATATCCTGCTTTTTTCAATCCTCTTGCCCATCTTTTATAGTCAGTTCGTTTTAGTTTTGTGAGGTGTCTGTACCGGGCAGAAACCAAGAGCTTCGAATGGTCACGATAAGACCACCAAGCGGATTTGTAAACAACAAACCTATCAGTCGGAGTATCATCACGGAACACAGCGTATTTTTCCTTTCTGCTGCGATGCCATTTCATTCCGAAGTGGTTGTTGTGTTTTCTGCTTAGGTCTGATCGGCCCGAGTTACTTTCGATGATACCCTGTGCCAAAGTTATTGACACAGGAATATTGTAAAGGTCTGCTTCACGTTGGGCAGTCTTCAAAAATCGTTTGATGTATTTTTCTACGTGAGCAGGTTTCTGTTTGGCAGGTTTGCCCGATGGTGGGTTTGCTGGTGTTGCAAGTTTGAATGACAGCAGTAGTGCTGCGAGTGCTGTACAGATTAAGATTGCTTTCATTGGTAGTTAGTTTTCTGATTGATAGTTTTGTTGTGATGCCTGTATGAGCTGTTCAGTTTCGATGTCAACGGCATTGATAAAGTCTGCCAGGGTGAGGTTTTGTTTTTTGTCCATATACATACGGAATAAAAACTCAACTGCTGTTTCTGCTTCTTGATGTTCTTCGTTCATTGTGTTTGTTTTAAAGGGTGATAAAAAATAGCTGTCTTACATCTATTGTATTTTGTGTTAAATTTTTTAATCAGCTCCTTTTCTAAATGCCAATAATTTTGACATTCATAAAAATAAACTTCGTCAAAGTCTTTTGTTTTTTGATGCTGCCCTATTCTAAAACTATTTTGACTGGCACCAATATAAACTATAATATTGTTTTCCATTAAGAAATATACAAAGCCATTGTCATTAAAATAATTTTTCCAAAAATCAACTGAGCTTGTTCCGATTGCTTTTTTGCAAAATGGAATTACATCCTCTAATTTATTAAAACTATTTACATTCATAATTAAAGGTTTTCAATTTCTGTTCTGACTTCGTGCCAGTATTCAAACTGCTCATTTGGGTATTCGTACTCGTGCCAGTCAATAGCTAAAAGTATTTCATCTACTGCAATTAAAGCGCAGGCAATACCCTCTTCTCTTTGCTGCAAACCGACAAGCGAGAATTGCTCGACAAGTTGGAGTGCTTTTTCTTTCGGTGTCATTGGTTATCAGTTTTAAATTGTTCAATTAACTTATCGCCTGCGTGAGAACACATATTATTTTCTAATAGGGTATCAAGCAATTTATCAACTTTTTGTCTTTGCTCCTTTTCCATTTCTAAGGCATCATAACACAAATCATAAACCCACATAGGTATTTCACCCATATCTTTATTGTCAATTTGCTCAATTAACCATTCTACTGCTGTCATTTTTTCAAAGGTTTTATTTCCGTAATGGAATCATCAACAAAAAAGATTTTAAGCGTGTCTGAGCCATTGAAAGGCTGTTCAGGTGCTTTGTAGTCCGATTGGAACTCGCAGCGTAATAATTGCCATACCAAGATTCCTAATATTATTACAATGATTAGGTCTTTCATAGCTTAGTTACGAAAGGAAAGTAGTTAGCAACTTGTTTTCGGGTTCTGCGGCAGATGAACGCATCTTTGTGCGCACGTTTCCAAGTGGTCAGCATTATCTCTGCCTCTTCATAGGTATCGTAAACAAACATAATCCGATACAATGTATCTGTTTGCTCTACCATTGCCTGGTCAAGCGTACACATTGCGAGGTGTTCTGCTCTGATGTACTGCGGTGTGCGAGTAGATAGGATTTGAATGCAGTAAACGGTGTCAGTCTGTTGAGCTGCTGCGCTGAATGACAGCATAAGGATAAAAAATAATGTTCTCATTTTGTTGGTAGTTTTAAAAAGTGATTTATTTAAGTTGTTCGATTTTTCTGATTGCCCAGTTTATCCCTTCATCTCCTCCCCAGGCATCCCACATAAGGCCGCCACATCCTTCTTCGTATGAAACATCTTTATTCTGTGCGTGTCTTACGAAGGCTGCCATACGTTTTACTGTTGTGAGGCTGATTGGTTCACGTTTAGCAAGCTGATTTGCTCTCATCCATCCTACAAGAGTGCCACAGTCATTCTTATTTCCGTTCTCTTCCTTCCAATCCAATGCACGTTTAGCATTATCGCTTGCTGCCTGCGGATAGTCTGTGTAGCTGTCTTCATTCTGAGGACTTGTTTTTTTGTTTTGGAACTTGACAGAGCAGATGGCATATCGTTGTGCTTGGTCATATTCTGAAACCATATTATCATCCGACATACAGCGTTCAATGAACTTGTCGAAATCTTCTCCTGGATTAGGTGTTGGGATTGGCATAGATTAGTAAATTTGGAACGTATTTGCAAATAGATGAAGATATCTCATCTTGAGTAACTTGTAATATCTCGTGTCTTGATACAAAATTATAATCTCTTCCGATAACGCCAAAATAAATATTGAACTTTTCGGGATTTATTTTACATCTGTGAACATAAACCTTGTTTGTATCTGCACCTGCTAACCAAGTATGACCGATGATAAGAAGGTTGTCATTGACCTGTACTGTTTCAACGAAGAAATGTTCTCTGTAAATTGCTGCTAAATCTCTCATTTTGGTAGGTTTTTAAGTTTAAAATATTGCAGTTGGTCGGATGCTGCTCCCCGAGGCGGTGGTTATTTATCTTTTTTTGTACTTGTGGTCATCTTTCATAGCAGTATAAAAGCCAACAGAACAAGAAATAAATATCATTGCATAGACTGAATAAACAAAGATGTAGATAAACATAACTGGTAGTTTTTTGATGTGTTATAAATCAATTGCATTACAAAAGTAGTAATAATATTTTATTACACAAATATAAAAGACATTTTTTTGCACTAAAATGATAATATTTTTCTGTTATAATTGTGCAAATTCATTTTTTGATATGTATAAATTTACCGCAGAAGCAGCTGAAATGACGATTAACGGTGAGATTGACGCTTTTTATGGCGAAAATCTTCGTTACATTGACTATGACCTGCAAGATGCAAAAGATGTAAAGATTTTTCTGAACTCAGGTGGCGGACAAGTTACCGAGGGTTTTGCCATTGCTGACCGTTTACGCAGGCACGGACAAAACAACAATGTTTCTGTGACCGTTTGTGGCCTGTGTGCATCCATTGCAACAATGATTCACGCAGCAGGCAGCACAGGCAGCAGAAAGATGACAGCCAATTCTTTCTATATGATACATAACACCGCTGTCTTTGCGGAGGGCGGATCCAAGACACTTCGCAGTTTAGCCGATACACTTGATTCAATGTCAGACCGTATTGCTGAAAACTATGTAGATGTTATCGAATCCAATGGCAAGCTTATAAATGGTAGCCGTGAAGAAACTAAAGCGCAGGTTATTCAATGGATGGATAAAGAAACGTGGTTCTCAGCTCAACAGGCTTATGAGGTCGGCCTCATAGATGGTATTGAGTCAGCCTCAACATATATTACTCCTGAGTCAGCTCCGAGTATTAAAAATCAAATTCGTAACTGTGTAAATGTTCCAACTGAACTTATGCAAGAGTTAAACAATAACATTACAGCTGAAGAAAAATCTTTCTTTACAAAATTCTTGGCGTTTTTGGGTTTTGCGCCAAAGCCTGCTGTTGCAGAAGAAAAACCCGAAGAAATAATTCAAAACAACATTCAAAACATCGAAGAAATGATGACTGAAGAACAAATGATCGAAGCTCTTAAGAGTGCTGGATATAAAGTCGAAATCGAAGCACCTGAAGAGGAAGTAATGGTCGAAGAAGAAAAAGTAATGACCGAAGAAGAAATGGTTGCTGCCCTGGAAGCTAAAGGTATGAAAGTTAAAAAGACTGAAGCCGAAGCCGTAAGCAATGAAATCAAAGCACTTCGTGAGGAGATTGCTCGCATCAAACAAGGCGAGAAGAAACCACAAGTTACTGCTCAGACTCAAACAAACGAAAATCTTAGCCGTAGAGAACGTGCATTGAAGAAATTCTCAGACAAAAACGAAGGAATGCTCGTTAATGCTGCGAAATCTATCAAGAGCAAGTTGAACGGAGAATAATTTTATCTTAAAACAAATCCAAAAAATATAAAAATGGAGAAGAATTTCAAAAAGGCTGCCGTAAATCCGTTTGTTAAAGCAAACAGCGGTGGTATTATCCTTAGAGGAACAAACGTAGGTTACAGCACAGAAGCTCCTACATTCAATGTTGTTATCGCAGCTGGTGGTAACTCATCAACTTTCACACTTAACTCAGCTAACTTTGCTCAGTATGAGTTCGTACGTTACAACATCACAGATTCAGCTGGTAACGGTAACGGTGCTGTTTATGCTTCAGGTACTGAAACTTTGAACATCACAGCTGTATCTAAGGCTTACAACGGTATCGGCCCTGATGCTTCAATCGAGATTGTTTACAAGTTGGTAGGACAAGAGCAAGTTCTTTCTTACAGCATCAACTTGGATTCTGCTTCTTTGGTTGCAGGTATCACAGTTAACACAGCTGATGCCCTTAACAGCAATGCAAGAGGTGCTTACTTGGTAATCGATGGTGTATCTTACAGCAGCGGTGCAACTGAAACAACTGTTGATGTAGTTGATGCAATCGGTCTTGTTGGTTTCACAGTTGAAGCTAAAGTAAACAATCAGACTAATACTGGTGTAGTTGGTGCTGATGGTTCAGTAACAATCGTTGTTGATGGTGCGCTTAGCTCAGGTACTTATGTTGTAACTGTAAAAGTTACTAATGCTGGTCCTGAATACGGTAGCTTCCAAACAGCTTCTTTAACAGTTTAATCTTTTCACTCTAAACAAAATTTCGAAAATGGAATCTTTAAATATCAAATTAAACGCACAGGACTCTATCGACATTATGTTCGAACCTGTGTTCATTGACAAAGATATGATGAGCGACTTTGCCATCGTAAAAAATCTTTATGCAGGAGAATACAAAATCGGTCTTCTCGGTGCAATGAAAAACGTAACTGGTAAGCTCCAGGCTTGTTCACCAAAATACAAAGGTGTAAGCAATATGTCTGAGCGTACTCTTGTTGCTCAGTATGTTGAAGCTGGTACTAAAATGTGTTATGAGGAGTTCATCAATACTCATTATGACCTACTTGCTCCGCTTTACACTACTGCCAAAGGTAATCCTGATTTGACTATCCTTCTTAACTTGCTTACTAAGCAGTTAGGCGATGGCATCAAATCTGACGTACAACGTGTAGCTTGGTATGGTGATGTTGCTTCTGCCGATGATAATCTCAACTGGGCAGATGGTATCTTCAAATACCTTGACCAATTGGTAACAGCTGGTACAGTTGGTGCTTACACTAACTCTAACCAAGGTACTACCTTGACTAACCAACAGGCTTATGAGCTTCTTCAGGATGTTGTGAACGCTGCTCCTGCTGCTCTTAAAACTATGCCTGCATCTGAAAAGATTATTCACATCAACGGTCTTCTTTGGGATCAGGTGTTAACTTATCTTGAAGACAATGCAGTAAGCAACGGTTTCATCAAAGTATTCGAAGAAGAGAAAGACAAGTTCGTTGGTACTTACAGAGGTATCAAGGTTAAAGCTCACTACGAGTGGGATGAAATCTCACAGGAGTATTTCGGATTGGTTGACCAGAACAAAGTTGTTTACACTCACAAGTCAAACATCGTTGTAGGTACTGACCTTAGACCTGATGCAACTGGTGGTGCTTCTTTCTTCAAAGTTTATCAGAATCCTGAAACTGACGAAATCACTCTTCGTGCTAAGTTCGTGTTCAACACCAACTATGTATGGCCTGAGTTGTTCTCAGTAGGTCTCTAAAAATAATCAGGGCAGTTTAACCGCTGCCCTATTTTAAAATCTAATAATCTAAAATATTATGTCAATTACTTCAGGTTTAACTACTAATTGCGCAAAATCTTGTGCAGGTGGTGTTAAAAGAATTTGGATAGCAAATTACGAAGATGTAGCAACTATCACCTTTGATGGTACAGAGCAAATCACAGCCATCACTATGACTGGCCCAGCTGTATTCTATGAGGTAGAACTGAAGCGTAACAGCAAATCATTCACAGAGCAGTTCAATGTTTCTGATGATGGTTGTAACAACTCACTTACACAGACATTTACTGGTAATGGCCAATGCCGTGACCAGGATACAAGAAACTTCTTGGTTTCTGCTGCAAAACAATCTTGCTGCGGTATCATCGTAGCTCACGAAGAAAACAACGGACAAGTAGTTGTTTGGGGATTCTTCTCAGACCTTAATGCTCGTCTTGGTGCAGGTACTCAAATCACTACTGGTACCAACTTGACTGACCCATCACAAATCACTTTGGAGCTTATCTGCGACACTGTTGTTGATGGTGCTGCTACTGTCTTCACTCCTGGTGTTGCTGGTATCATCGCACTTACTTAATCTTAGCGTTTTTCATACTGATTTTTGGTTAAAGTAGGAGGTATTATCCATCTAAGGCGGTGTAAAAGCCGCCTTTTTTAAAATATTAAGCTATGATTAAAGTTAAAGACTATTGCAAAAACTACAATGTGCCATACAAAGGTAAAAATCTCGGTACATTAGAAGGTGATGACCTTAAAAAATACATAAAAGCGCACTTGGATAGCAAATATCCTGAGCAGCTTCTTAAATATTTTGACAATACTATGCAGGAATTAAAGGATTTTAGCTTAGATTTACCTGCTAAGAAAATCAAAAAACCAAAATCAGAAGCTGAACAGACAGAAAGCGAAGAGTAATGAGTAAGAAAAACAAGCCAAATAATTTATTTAGTATGCAGATAGGTACTACGGCCGACCAGATCGTATTGCCAAAAGACCTGTATTACGAAAATTCAGACCCGACACGTGCGTTGTTTGGCCTGTTTGACTATCTTCCATTTGTCCGTGAAGGTGAACTGGAACAGATTATTGCTTTGATTAACAATTCTCCGACAGCAAAGGCCATCTGTAACAAGGTTGCCTACTATACTGTTGGTGAAGGCTTCTATATCCGAAAGGAAAAATCAGTACTCGGTGAAAAATCAGCACAGATTTTAACACCTGAAGAGAAATCAAAACTTTGGGCAATCCTAAGCAGGCAGAACAGCGATGGTGAAACGATATTGGATGTGTGTAAGAAAGCAGCTTTTGATTATACTGCAATTGGTAATGCCTTTACTCAGCTTGATGTTGTACAAGGTTTTGTTTTCGCTTCACATCAGAATATTAACTTTGTTCGACCATTCCGCAGCACCGATCTTAAAACCCGCTTTTTTGGCGTATCTGCCGATTGGGCCATACTACCTTATGCAGGAAGAAGCAGAGGATATGAAAAATTTGAACTGAGTAGTGTACCTGCAACGGTAAAAGATATCGCAGCATATCCAAGATGGACTGATGAACTTGACAGCTTACTTGAATCAGAATATGGTCAAGGTGCCAACATCGCAGAGTTGTATGGTTATGACAAGTCTTCAATGTTACAGCTCAAGCAGTACAGTCCGCTGATGTATCAATGGGGTGTACCCAACTGGATAGGTGCGAAACACTTTGTTGAACTTGAATATCGTATTGCCAAGTTTAACGTATCAAAATTCCGTAACGGTCTGACCACATCAGGACTTTTGCAGCTCTTTGGTGACCTTACTCCTGAACAGCAGAAAGATTACCAGGAAGCCTTTATGCAAAAGATGACCGATACAGGCAATGACTTCAAAGTTATCTTCCAAATACTTGAGAATCCCGAACTGAAAGCTAACTGGGTACCATTCGAGCAGTCATACAATGGCTACTTTATGGAACTTTCCAATATTGCCAAGGACAGAATTGCTACTGGCTTCGAAATTCCGTTAAGTTTAGTACAGGCAACACCAGGACAGCTTGGTAATAACCAACAGATTCGTGCTGAGTTCGAAATCTTGTATCGTACTAAGATTTATGATATGCAGCAGTCTATCCTCAGAGGCATTGTGAAGCCTTATCTTGATACGGTTGCAGAAACGGAAGGCATAGAGTTTTTGAAGGGCGTAGAGCTTGATTTCATAAACATCGTTCCGGTATCGTTTGCTGGCGATCTTGATGTGAATATGCTACTCACCAAAACAGAAGGAAGAGAAATCCTTGGTTATGGCCCGACTCTTGAACCTGCAATAAAAGAAGAGCAGATACAGACCGAAGCCGAAGCAGAAGTACAAGCCGAAGAGGAACAGCCACAAAACATTTTAGCTAAAATCAAAAACTTATTAGGATGGCGCAATTCATAAAACCATTGGAAATTGTTCGTGGTGGTTATATTCGCATCACTCCAACAGATACACAGTTCGATCCTAACTTACTTGCACCATTCGTGGACAATGCCGAGCGCAGATATGTTCGCAATCTTATTGGTGCAGCGTTTTTCGATGAACTGAAAGCAAACAGAACAGCAAATATCATCAACTACAATCCTGCATTCGGTGCAGTTCAACCTGCGTTCACAGATACAGACCTTGAAAATCTGTTCCTGAATGGTAAGCTTTTCGACTTGCTTGGTTTTGCAGTCCTGGAAGAGTCTTTGAGTTTTGCGCATTTCAAAATTACATCGGCAGGTGTGCAGGTTACACAGGCGAACTTTGCTACTGCTGCAACAGGAAATGATATGCGTTACTTAAAAGATACAATAAAAGACAAGATACAATTTTTGCAACAAGAAGTTATTACGTATCTTTGTGACAACAGCGCATTATTCGTGCCATTCGACTTTGAACCCGAAGGCAAGTGCCCGAGCTGCAAACCTAAAAACAAAAACATTTCAACATTTCCAATAATCTACTAATAAAATGATGAAGCAATTCGCAGAAATAAAAATTTATGAACTCGGTGGCGGTGTAGCTTTCGAGGAAGTAAGTGAATCAGTACCATTCCTGGTATTGCCAAAAGGACAGTCAACCATCAAATCTTGGGGTACATCAGGATTCCTTTTCGAAAATATTGTAACAGGAGATGTTATTGCCTTCGTTGCAGAATACGATGATGTACTTGATTCCACAGGAACAGCTTACGGAGTTGACCAGTTAGCAGTTTTTGCTGCGCTTGGCGGTTTTTTTTTTGATTTAGGTGGCGGTGGTGGAGCTGCGGATCTCGCAACGGTTTTAGGACTTGGTAATACATCGGGTGCAAACGATATTGATTTTGATGCAAGTCAAGGACTTATGTTTGACAATAGCTCTCGATTAAGAGAGGGCACGATTGACGCTGGTCTCGGTGGCAATAAAGGTATTGCTCAAATCTGCGGTGCTGGATATGAGTTGAAATGGGAAGCAGGAAGATTATATGTGATGGGCAGCTCAGGTAATACAATCCGTTGGTCATTGTATAATTTTAATGTCACTCCTGATGTAAATGATGACGATACCAAAGGTTATTCAATGGGCAGTCTTTGGTCATTAGATAGTGGAGCGGTTTATCTTTGCGGAGATGCGACAACTGGAGCAGCTGTTTGGACTTTGCAATCAAATGCAGTTCCGACTTTGTCTCAGGTCTTAGCCTCAGGAAAATCAGCAGGCAATTCTGAAATAACCGACTTAGATAAACTTGATTTTAATACATCACCAGCAGGAACAGCGGGCGAAGGTCAACTTGTTTGGAATGATACCTTAGGAACTGTAAACTTAGGTCTTAAAGGTGGCAACACAATATCTAATCTCGGTCAGCATCTTCACGCAAGAGTAGTAAATAAAACAACTCCATTAGTAGCACTTACTAAGGCAGGCTATGAGGTTGTAATAGTCGCAGGCGCAACTGGTCAAAGACTTTCGGTTAAGCTCGCAAAGGCTGATAACGATGCGAACTCAGCAGGAACTCTCGGTGTTGTTTGCGAAAATATCGCAGTAAATCAGGAAGGGTTTATATGTTCAGTTGGTCAGTTGACAAATATCAATACAACTGGTTCATTGCAGGGTGAAACTTGGAATGATGGCGACTCGCTTTATCTAAGCCCGACAACTTTCGGAGCGATTACAAACGTAAAACCTTCGGCACCGTTCCACGAGGTTAGAATTGGTTATGTCGAATATTCTCACGCAATTAACGGCAAAATTTACGTTAAAATTGATAACGGCTATGAGTTGGATGAATTGCACAATGTTTCGATAAATTCGGGCACGTTGGCAAATAGAGATATTTTGCAGTACAATTCATCAAGTTTAGTTTGGGAGAATAAAAAACAGCCAATCGAAATACAGTTAGCTGCAAGCGATGAAACAACAGCACTAACAACAGGAACGGCAAAGGTTACTTTTAGGCTGCCCGTTGCATTTACCCTTACAGAGGTTCGTGCTTCGCTTACAACTGCTCAGGCTTCGGGTTCAATCTTTACCGTTGACATAAACCAAAGCGGTTCATCTGTTTTAGGTACTAAGCTGACCATTGATAATACAGAAAAAACAAGTACAACGGCTGCAACGCCTGCAACTATTACGACAAGTGCGCTAACGGATGATGCAGAAATTACGGTTGACATTGACCAAATCGGGAACGGTACTGCAACAGGTTTGAAAATCACTTTAATCGGCACAAGATGATAATAAATCCATACGCTTTCGGGGTAAGTTACGACCCTGATGCACAGGCATTCTTCACTGCAAGTGGCTTAACAGGTGCTACAAATTTAACAGCCATAAACAATTTAGTTGTGGCTCTTAAAGGTTACGGCATTTGGACAAAGATGAAAGCTATTTATCCGATGGTTGGTGGAACTGCTGCTTTGCATAAATGGAATTTGAAAGACCCGAGAGATTTAGATGCGGCTTTTAGGTTGGTGTTTAGTGGTGGAATGACGCACAGTTCAACAGGTATTGCATTTGGAGGTGTTAATGGTTTTGCGAATACTTTTTTAACACCTTCAACAAATCTTACATTAAATTCTACGCATTTAAGTTATTATAGTAGAACAAATGTAAACTTAACTCAGGTTGAAATTGGATGCTATGATAATACTGGTGCATACACAATAATAGAAGCACGAACAGCAAATATTAGTTATTTTTTAACAAATACAAGTACCATCGCAGGCGTTGCAGATACAAATTCAGCAGCTTTTTATATAGGTAATCGTACTGCAACGACTGTAACAAATGGCTTTAGAAATAATGTTAAAATATTTAATTCAGCAGCTTTTTCAACTTTTAGACCTGTAAATAATATTTATATTGGTGCTGCAAATAACGCATCAAGTATTGCACAATATTTTACTACAAAAGAATGCGCTTTTTCTTCCATCGGTGAGGGCTTATCTGATACCGAAGCCGCTAATTTTTAC